AGGGGTCGGGGTCAGTGTTTTGCTGTCAAAAAAACGATTTTCGTTTTCGTTTTGCGTTGGGGTTTTTGCTGGCGCGCTTGCTGCGCTGCGCTTGCCTCCGCTGTTGCTGCCAGTAACGCTGTCTCTGATTGCTAGGCGCTGGCGGGTGTGCTTGTTGATTTGTTTCGCTCCCCTTGATGAGTTGCAACTTTTGCAGCTGGGCACTAGGCCGTCACGCCATGTACCACCGAATTGCACCGGCACAATATGGTCAGCCTCTGTGGCTGGTTTGTCGTGGCACCAGTGGCACATCGGTTTGTTTTCGAGTAGCTCGCGTCTTGCTCGCTGGTATTCGCTGGTTGCGTATTCATCTCTGGGCATAGTGGTGTTTTCCCTCCCCTCGCGCCGCCACAGCTACGAGTCCCGAACATTCTTTTGAGTCGCGTCTCACGACTGTTTCACAATTCCATCTCATGTTTGCCACGCCTCTTACTGTTGCCGTATCGGTTCCTACTGATCGCATAAAGCACATGGGCGTTCTACCCGCGTTCCCGCGTATTCTCTGCCGCCACCTGCAACTGTGGTACCACCATGCTCCCCGCCATCGGCGTTCGTTCTGTTGTCTTTGTCTCATCGTTTTAGCCAGATGATGAGGCCGGCACCAAATGCCATCAGGCACCAATACCAAACAGCTGTGCCAGTCATCCCGCGCGACCCAGCCTCTCAGCGATTAGATCGATTTGACTAGGCCGCCACACATACACCTCAGCGCCGTTTGCGCGTAACGCGTTAATGACTTTTTCTTGCTCTGGGGTTAATCGGCCTTTTTCTGTTTTGAGCTCTGCCCAGATAATCCCACGCCCGCCCGGATGGATGAGACACAGATCAGGTTTGCCTTTCAGGCCGCCTGTGCGCACTGCACCGTTGGGATAGCGCATTGGTGGTGTGTGATCTATCAGCCATCCGCACATCAGTGCGATGTGGGTCACTTTGTCCTGCCAAATGCGCTCGGATGCGTCAGTGGCCATGCCGGCGCTCCCAATCTCGCCATTCCTCATCGAGTCTGCGTTGCTGTTCTTTGTCTTGCGCCGCCTTGAGGCCTGTCGCCCCAAACCAAACACCCATCGTGAACACACCAAACATGATGAGCACAAACTGAATGAAATCAGCCATGAGCGCCTCCCAGCTGGAGCATTGCGATGCGGATTCTGTCCAGCTGCCCCATGAGCTCTGTCGAATGCTCCTGCCATTTCATGGTAAGAGCCTGCCACTGGTCGCGGTTCTCCTCAAGCTTGCGGATGCGCTCATAAAGGTTTGCGCGTTCTTGCAGTAAATCCTCGATGTAGTCGCGCATTGTTTGCTCATCCATCAGAAAGGCTCCTCAGCGTTTGTGTTGTCTTGTCCTGCGTCTGGGTTCTCACCGTTCTTTAACATCTCGATATAGCGGGATGCTTGCGATTTGGTGAAACTCTGCAGGCCTGATGGGACAGTGCGCCCCTGTGATTTGCAGATGGCGCGGATGGCTCGCTCTTGCGCCTCAGTGAGCACATTCGCCGGCTGTGTGATGGTGGTTTCGCCCATGCGGGTTACTTTTTGCATCTCCTCGCGACTCGGCTTTTTTGCCCAGCCCGCACCTGATCCATCAGTCGCGCTGGAGAATCCACACAGCGACAAACTGCGCCCGGTGGCGCTGGTGGAACAGTTTTCGATATGCGATGTGCGATTCACATTCGAGCTGCCACGAATCTCCTCTGCATAATCCACTGCGACTGGATGCGCGTCATCTTTGTGAAAGTAAATGCTTGATTTAACGATGCAACGATCACCCTCAAATGTCACCAGCTCATTGATGATGCGACCATCGGGATGCGCTGCCCAGAATCGCACCAGCCTGTCCGCTACTGGCTCATAGTCCTCGATGCTCATTTGCCGCCACCCATGATGTCATCGACTACACGCATGAATGCTTTGTGGTGCTCTGATTCCCACGCCTCAATCTCTACGCCATCGGAAACGCTCACTGATGGGTGCCAATGCGGAAATGACAGCAATCGTGCAGCTGCATATCGCAGAGCTTGCGCGCGTGGCCATTTTCCCTCAGCCTCAAAATTAGTTGCTACAGCCAGTAGCACAATCGCTGCGCTCTGGTCGTCATAGTCGATGGTTTTTTCTTTCATGGTCTCTCCCCTGTTAAGTGTTCCGCATGCATCGTAAGAATCCAGCGATACATATCAGATCGTGACCAGTCTTTTTTGTCTGGTCGTGATTTGTTCCAGCTGTCGCGCTGGTTGTCTATCTCTTGCACCACCCATGCCGGCACGCGAAATGCGATGGTCACTTGAGGCTCTTTCATTTGCAATTTCTTTTCTGTTTTTGGACTAGTGGATGTTTTGATTTGCAGATGAAACTCTGCAACTGCATGCAGTTTTGCTTTATCGCTCCCCAGCCCCAGAGCCCAACCGGATGCTGAAATCTGCCTCGTTCTGTGTGGCCGTGAAATGCAATGTTGTCCACGACTCGCGCCTGTTGGAGTGCTGTCATGCCGCGTGCGCTCGAATGGTTGCTGTAGGCCTGCCATGTGCGGCGGTAAATGCCAAACATGCCCGTATAGCTGCGGGTGCTGTGATTGACATTTCGCCCGGTTTCGCATTGTGCTAGCCGGCGATAAAACTGCCATGACATGACTAGCTCCTCGCCGTAGGCGTGAGCTGGTGCTGGGGTGAATGTTGCTAGGACTAGTGCCGTAATCATTAGCTTTTTAATCGTTCCGTTCCAGTGTGTTAATCGGCTCCCATGTATCGAGTATTGATTCGCGGTGTGACACCACGACTCGAACAGTCAAGCCTGTATCGGGGTTCTTAAATATCTGCACAAGTGTGAGCCTGTCGCGCGTAGTCCAGGACTCGTAGCCGATCACATTCATGCGGCGCACCAAATAATCGCCATGTTTCCAGAGCGCACAGCGCGGCGCTGGCCTGAATCTGTGACCCAGCCATCGTTCACTAGTGACACGCGACAAGGCCGCACAGTGTTACCGGACAGCCGCAATGCGATTTCGATTTCCTCATCTGTCGCGCCATTGTTTGCGCGGATGTAGTCAAGGATGCGAGCCCGATTCGAGCCTGATTTGGGCAGTGCGTTTTGTGCAGCTGCGCGCGATGTTTCTCGCCGGCCTACAGCCACCACATCACGATTCACTGCTGGTCGCTGTGGCGGCATCTCTGGGCATTTTTTGCCGCGCGACTCATACCAGTGGGTGATACAGAAATCACCCATGAGTCCGGGCTTTATGCAGCGGGGTTGCTTGCAGTTTTGCATGGTGTCTCCTTTTTGTGCGGCGCTGGGATGCCGTGTGTGCACCATAACAAACGCATGCACTGCTGTGGTGCATTTGGGCAGAGCTCCGGTGGGGAAAGGGTAAAACCACCGGAGCCCCTGCGTGCCCGCGATTGCAGAGTCCCAGCTGCAAACGCTCTTGAGACTAGGTCGGTTTGGGGAGCGCCCGCCACGCCTCAGAGATTTTCTTTTCACTAGCGGCCATTTCTGGTGAGAGCTCTATGTGGAACCATGCACCACCTTTGCCGCCATTGTTTGTGGCTGTCCACTCGATGACCCCAGCCTCACCCTCACCGCGACTACAGCGGTACCCGATGCCGTATTTTGTGCCGGGTGCTGTGTACCAGTGCGCCTCCACGATGCCGAGCTCGCGAGTGTGATCCATAAACCAATCCCACGCCTCTTTCACTGTGGCGGCCTTAGCGCCATTAAAACCAATATCTAATGCCGCCCCTGTCGCATGCACACTTACGACTCCGGGTCGCCCGCGCATGTCTCTGAGCACATAGGTGCCGAGATTCTTAAACCCCCAGCGCCGATTGCATGCGTGCACAAACCATTCAGTACCGGGCAGTTTGCCTTTGCCGGGTTTCGCTGGGAAATAGGGATAAGGCCTATTTCCATTGGGTTTTTTACTGGTCGCCATTGCTGCGCCCTATTGCAGAATCTTGAGGATTTGCCCAGCGCATAATCACCGGCAGTGCAGCTGCCCAGAGTGCGTGCAGTGTGGCTTTTGGATCACCTGTCGCTGTCCACACTGGCAGTGCTGCCGCCACTAGTGCTCGCGCATAGCTCGCTGCTGCAGCTTTCATTTTTGGTGTGATGGTCATTTGTGGCCTTTCAGATGGTCGCGAAATAAATCTGCGAGGTAGTCCAGTTTTTTGCCGTTTTCGCCGTGATCACGATTGTTCTGGCGGCGTGTTAATTCGAGTAGCGCCACGATGACTGAAAAGCCGCCACCGATTAACGCGATGATGATTCCGTCATTCATGATTAATTGCGGTATCCATACACGCGAATGGTTCCACCTGTCCATGTTCCATTCGATGCTGTAAATGTAAAAGCGGAATATGAAGTGGTATTTGCCAAATAGCCCCCTGCGCTTATCCAGTATGAGTCTGTTCGTGGGGGTGTAAAAATTGTGGAAAACATTGTTTCATCAGCAGAAAATGGTCGTTGTATTTCGATATTTGCAATCAAGCCATTTACAGCGCCCTCTCCCGAATACCAAAAAGCGGCATTAAGAGCATCGATGTTTAAATCAGCGCCGCCGTAAGTACGAGCTTTACCTGCGTAGTAGTAACCAGTAGAAGTTGAGCCCAGCGTCATTCTCATGACATTTGTTGCACTTGCTGCACCGCCAGTCACGATAATTTTGTAGTTTTCGTAATCAGCTGAAAAAGCGTTGCTGACCGTCACGCTTGTATTACCAGATCCAATGGTAACAACTCCGTTTGATGCTGTGGCCGCCGTACCACCAACGCTAGAAACGGTGCATGTGGTAACACGCCAGAGTCCGACTGCATTCATCGCACTGCTGGTGAGTGTCTCGCCTACTGAAAAATTGGGATATGTCATGTGTAAATCCTTACCAGTTGAGTTTGTTTTGGTCTAGGACTCCGTACTCGTCGGAGTCCAAATAGAAATATGGCGTGAGATCAGCATCTGCGACTAGATATGTGAATCTGCTGTCGAATGCGTCTGCTGTGAATTCGCATCCGACAATCGTCATTAGCTGTGTGGTGCCTCTGAATGTCACCTCTGTGCGGTAGCCCGGTAAATCCCACCAGCCATAGCCCAAATCGAGCGCGAATGTGTTTTGTGCTGAGGCTGTGCATGAGATGCTGGAAATGCCGAATCCGGGTTCGTCATAGAAACCGCGATACCAGTCTGCTAGGTCTTGTGCTTGCGATGTGGTGGCGTTGTAGGTGGATAGTCGCAGTGTGCGTGCTGGTTCTAGTCCTGAGTCACTAAGCACTGTGGTGCCTGTGTTCATGTCCACTTGTATGAGTGTGAAGTAGTCCTGCGCGAGTGAGTCAAATGTGAGCTCGTCATAGACTTGATTAGTGGCGTTATTTGTGGTATCGGAAAACGCGACTGGCAAAATGCCGATGAAATCTTTTGTGTAGAGCCCCAGCTGGCCTGATCCGTCTTTGATGGTTGCGCCGAGTGATGCTGCAGCTGTGTTCACCCATGTGAGTAGTGAGTCATCGACTGTGGAGGCCGCAAGCTGTGGAGCTGTGCCCGCTGTGTATGTGGTGCCGTATCCGAGCCCGCCAATGCCGGCGACTGTGCTCATCTGGGTGAGTATGTCTGATGCCGCCACCGATGTGCCGAGTCCTGATTGCCTGCCCCATTGCGCTAGTGCACCCTCGCATTCGATGGTCAAGAAATCTCCAGCGCCTACGCCACCAGCGTATTTTTTGCCCCAATTTGCTGTGACATTGCGAATCTGTCCGCGCCACATTTCGTAGGTGCCGCCTTGCCGGTCAAACTTGATCCATGTCCCCACGACTAGCGCCGCTATCGGGTTTGAGAATCCGTCTGGATAACGCAGTGTGATGGTTGCGCGTGATGGCTCGAATTGGTCTGTGAGCCCTGTTCTGCCTACGAATGCGTTAATGCTTTCGATGTTTGAGAGCTGTGTCCATGTGACCTGATCAGTCGAGTAATAGACGCGGTACACCTGTGGCATCATGCAACCGTTCTGATAGGTACTGCACCGTTTTGGCGCTGGTATCGGCGTAGTGCATCCACGATGGCGTTAGGGTCGCCGCCTTGCACTGTCACATAGATGTTCCCGCCCATGTTTGGCATCTTGTCCAGTGGGATAACGGCCTCTTTACCGCGCTCACCGATAAGCGCCAGTGTTGGTGCGGTAACGATTCCACCCTCTGCGAGCATCGGGATGTTGGGCACATCGAATCCCTTACCGCCGATGCCGGGCACCCAGCCGGGCACCTTAAATGAGAGCTTTCCAAATGTGTTATTCCAGAGCGATGCGATGGCGTTAAAAATGCCTTTATAGATGCCGAGAATGAATCCCAGATAGTCCTTGATGGCATCCATGCCGGCTTTCACGCTGTTTTTGATTACACCGAAAACTGAATCGACAACATTTCTGAATCCCTCAAAACGCTGGTAGGCGATTACTAATCCAGCAATTAATGCCGCCACTGCAATCACGATAAGTGTGATTGGGTTCATTGCGAGCACAGCATTAAATGCGGCCTGCACAGCTGTGAATGCTTTTGTGGTTGCTGACCAGATGGTCATCGCTGTGTTGATGGCGATAATCGCAGCTGCTAATCCACCTACTACGCCGGCGACCAGCAGAATTTTGTCTGTGTTCTCTGATGCCCACGCTGCCATCTGCTGCAGATAGGGCAAAAACTTTTCGATAACTGGCAGCAGTGCAGCACCGATGGATTCTTTTGTCTCAGCCATCGAGAGTGCTAGGCGTTGCATTTTGCCCTCAGCTGTCTCTGCGGCAGTCGATGCTGCACCGCCGAATGTGGTGGACATTTTCGCCATGACCTCATCGAGTGATGCACCATCCTTGATCATGTCGCGCAACTCTGGTGAAAGTTTCTGTAGAGCTTTAAGGTTGCCGCCGTAGGCCTTAGCGAGCGCATCTGAAACGCTGCCCAAATCCTTTCCGGTGGCGGCTGAAATATCCATCGCCAATTTGGCAGCCTTTTGTGATTCCGCGACTGATCCAGTAGCTCTAGCGAGCGAGGCCATCGCAGGCCTCAAATCGTCATCGGCAATTCCGAGCGTTTCGCCCATTGCGGAAATAAAATCCTCATTTGCCTTGATGGCTGCATCTGTTGCGCCGGTGGAGGTTTTCAGTGTGCGTGCGAGCTCCTCCTGCGCTTTTGCATCCTCCATTGCACCCTTAGCTGCATCGAATGCCGCCACGCCTAATGCGCCTACTGCAGCTGCCGCTGGGAGCATTGCCTTTTTCAGTGCGAACGCGGTTTTTGCGCCTGCGCCCTCCAAATTGGAAAATTCTTTGATTGCGCCCTGTACGCCTGAATTGTCAAATTGCGATACCAGAGGAATGATGATTGCCATGATTAGTTGTCTTTCAGAATGCGTGTGATTTCAGTTTGCACCTTTTTGACAGTCACCTCAATGTTTGCTGAAACCTCCTCAGAGTGTTTTTCAGCGTTAGGCCACATCACGCGTGATGGTGATCCATAGCGTTGCTGGAGGTTTGCGATGAGCGCCTCGCCGCGTGGTGTTTTCCCGGTGCTTTTGCCTGCCATGTCAAAAATGCTCATGCCTGCGCTCATGGCTCGAATCTTGACAACTCCGACTGGTTCGCCTTTGCCACCGTTTGGCATGCTGCGCCCGCGTGGCCTGCGCGTGTCAATTTTTACGCGGATGCTTTTGGATTCGTTCTTTTTCCATTGGGTGCGTGAACGATTAGCAAAACCAGATAGGGGAGGCTGTGCCGGCACATCAGCCCGCATTGCATCCACCATCGGTGATGCTGCACGCTCGAAATCTTTTGTGATTTCGCGGCGCAGCGCTTTATCGATTTTGTTGATTTCTTTCAGTGCCTCGCGTAATCCGGACACTTCGAGCATCTCGATATTTGCGCTCATTGTTTGTCTCTTTCAGACAGCACCTCAAGGATCGTGAGAAACATCGATGCATCCTTTTGCAGCTCGCTGGGAGGAATACCTGTGGCCACTGCTGCCTCAGCTACTCGCCTGCCCCAGCTGCCGCGTGCGTAGGGTTTGCATCGTCACCATCCACCTCAAATGTCGTGACTGTTTTACAGAAACGCTCAAAATCGGGCACAGTGATTTCCGCATCGCGTAGCGCAATCCATGCGATGAGGTACATGTCCTCAATGCCTACGCCGAGCTCCTGGATTTTGGAAAACTTTTGTTTTGTTTTCCGTTCCCACTGAATAATTGTCCAGCCGTTAGAGGATGCAGATTTCTTGCCATCTCCCCAATCGACTGTGAATGTCTTGTCAATCACAGCCGCGCCCTAACTAGCTAAATGTCTCAGTAATGCTGCCGTTCACTGGGAACGAAACAGAGATGGTTTGTGCTGCGTCTGCTGATCCACCTACTGAGGGGAACACTGGCACGACTGATCCGCTGAACGATGCACCGGTGGCGGCAAGCATTGTGAATGTCACATTTGTGCCAGTTTCTGCTGCGCTCCAGAGTGATTCACAAACTGAGCTGGTAGCGCCCCAGTCTGCGACTAGCTCCACATCGAGTGTCCATGTTGGGATGCCTTTGGCGGCATACGCACCGGAGAATGTCACGCCGGTGATGGGGTTCTCTGATGGGGTGAGCATCGAGCTGGTGCATTGATCTGTGAATGCAACTGAGTTGATGGTGAGAGTGATGGATTTTCCGGTCACTACTTGTGCTGTTGCCATGTTTGGCTCCTTATCTGGTAACTGTCATTACGACTGTGATTTCGTATCCGGGCAATTCTTGCCCGCCGATGGCGTAGGACACTGGCCTGCCTCCATCGACTTGCGGAACATTCTGGATAATTGTGTCTGCTGTCTCCAGCAGTGCCTGTACCGCATCAGCGTTGCCCGGTGGCGCAAGCAATGCGGTTACGGGGTAACTGAGCTCGTAGAGGCTGGTATTACGCACCACGACTGTAGGAGGGTCAATAATGACGACTCCGGGTCGCGCGTTGCGTGAGTCTGTGGTGACGACTAGCGATGCATCCTCTAGGAAATCCACCAGCAGGCCTGTGGCATCGTTTAAGAGCCCCATTAGGCCACCTGTGGCCTATTGCATCCCCATAGGCGCAGAATCTGCCCCATAGAGCCGCCTACTGGCGCTGTGGTGAAATCGTTAAAGCTTTGATATGAGTCCATCGATCCGCGTTCGCGGTACAGAGCTGCTGCGTACATCACTGTTCCGAGCGTTACATCTGCACCGGGCGATGTGGTCAATGAGTCCTGATATCCCGCAGCTTTACGCCGGCGGTACGCAACAGCGTTTCCAGCTGTCACGCAATCAGTAACGAATGCTGTGTCATTTGCGGATGCTGGAGATACTCCGAGCCAGTCGAGCACATCCTGCGCAACAATCCATGTGCACACTGGCGTGTAGCTAATGGTGCCATCGCATGCCTCGCGCTGCAGATCATCGCCGTTGTGCTCATAGATGACCTGATTCAGTATTGGCATCTGATAGTCGAAAACTAGATCGCCGTACTCGTCAATGTCCACCAGCAGATATGGCTCTGTGGAAATGACTGTGAATGTGCCATCGAAATTCGCATGCACATTTGCAACAGTGATGCTGCCGCCGGTTGCGATCTGGTTATCGGTAAGAGTTTGCAGCACGCACACATTGCTGATGCGCTGCCTGTGTGTGACTGTGTATGTCGCCATGCTGCAAACTCCCCGATGCCGTGTCGTGAATTAGGCCTGTGTGATCTTGTAGGTCTTAGTCGCGTCAATCGTGGTGGTAGCGAAATATCCACGAATTGCGAGTGTGCGACCCAGCACTGATGGCTGTTCGATGCTGATGAGTCCGCGCTGATCTTCGTAAATCTCGAATCCAGCTTTTGTGCGTGGGTTCGCTACTGCGAGGATGCATGTCTTTGCGGCGAAATTCTTATCTGCAACCAAACGGAGGCCGAGAATGTTTCCGACTGTGCCGGTTGCATTCATGGTGCCGGGTGCGTTGGTTGGGTTCAGTGTGCTGAACAGTGGTCGGCCTGTCGTGTCGTAGAGCGAGCCGAGCTGCTGCCAAACATCCATCGACACTGCGAGAGCGTCTGGGAAAACATTTGAGGATGCAGCAATGGTCTTTGCACCTGCGTAGATGGCTGCGACAACTGCGTCTGGGTCGGTGAAATCAACATTTGCAGCTGATGCTTGCGTGACTCCTGCGAGCAACTGATCTGCTGCGTAGTTGTCGGTGGCATCCGCGTATTGCCCGACAAAGTCTTGCAATACGACATTGATGGCCGCCGGATCGCTGAAATCGAGCACTTGTTCGGAAAGCGTCTGCTGTCCAGCGAATGTGAGCTTTGTGACGACCTTGTCCTCGACTACTTGAGTGGTTGCAGATACAGCTGTGAGCTGTGTGGACTGCTGACCTACTGACAAGTGAGTGTCGATGTATGGGCGAATGAATGTTGCGCCTGCGCGTGGCATTGCGCGTGCTCCAAACAGATCGACAATCGGGCGCAAGGCCACTAGTCCATCGAAAACTTCCCCGATGATTGGGGTCGGGATGATGCCCGGCACATTGCTGACAATTTGATCGCCGGCAGCGGCGCGGATTGCGTTATTCATGGTGAGGAATGAATCGCCACCAGCGACATATGCGCTGATGTATTCAGCCATTGATGGCAAACGCTGTTCGCGGCGTGGTGCAGCGAAAATTGGTTGGGTTGGGATGGATGCCTCAACAGCTGGTGCTGCTGGTGCTGGGGTTTCTACTGGTTCCACTTTTGACTCCTCGTCTTGTTTTGTGGGTTCTGGTTCTGGTTCAGCGGCTGCGACTGATGCAACGCGTGCACCCGGAAATGCTCCGAATGCCAGTAGCGATAGCTCTTTCCAGCGCGCTTTTTTGATGACCATCGCACCCGACTTTTTGTCGAATGAATAATCGATGGGTTCCACACCTACAGAGACAGCGTCTAAAACACCGTCTGCTGCGAGTGTGAGTGCCTCGTCTCCCGCGCGCGTTTCGCTGATGCGTGCGGAAAACAGCATGCCCTCAGATGTATCGACACGCTCTGTGACGACTCCTAAAGGCTGCGATAGATCGTGGTCGCGAATGAATTTTGGTGCTGCACCATCTACCGGCAATGAGCCCGGTAAAAAGCGCACCAGGGTGCCATCGCTGACTACTGCGTCTGTGTTGTACTCGACTGCTACGCCCTCGATGGTGCGGCGTGGCTGGCCGTTCTGATCTGCGGCGTTAATCGAATGCAGTTTCGCTGTGATTTCTAGATTCATGCAGATTCTCTTTCACTCATTGAGTCTGTGCTCATGTTCTGTTCGATGGTTTCTGCCTCATCCACAAACTCTGAAACATCGAGCCTGCAATACCGGCCACGCGGGAGCACATCATCCATGCTCAAACGCTCACTGATGCAAGTGATGTATGGAGCGCATGCGTACTTATACAGCAAATATTGCGACTCTTTCGCGTTTGTGTAGGTCATCGAATTGTTTGTGGGTGCACCCACCAAAAATGGCGGGATGTTTGCAATGTCTGCCAGTGAGAGCATGGCGTGCTGTCGCGCCTCAACCAGCTGCAGTTTTGATGGATCACTAGCAAACTCAACCCATTTCACTGATGAGTTAAGAGCGCCCACAGCGGAAACCTTGCGTGCCTGCTGCCATGCGGATGCGAGCTCTGAAAGCTCCTCGCCTGTGAGTGGTTCTGAGTTATCAGTCTGCTGGAGGTAGCCGGCTGTGATTTCGTTAGTTGCAAAACGCATAGCGGCATCGTCTAGGCGATGTGCGATTTCCATCGCGCGCCATCCCATGCTCAACAGAGACTGGATAGGCGACAAAAATATGATGCAGTTTCGCGGGTCGAGCATCTGGCCTTGATAGGAAATCTCGCGCGGCATTGCTGTGATGACTTGTCCGGGCTGATCCAAAAATGAAATGCCACTCATCGGCAGTCGCATGAATTGCGATGGCCGCCCCTCGTAATTGCGAGCTGTCACATACCACACAGCCGCCCCATGAAAAATCAGATCATCGGTTGTCCATGCGAGCAAAAATTGGCGGGTGACTGTGGGGTCTGGGCGACTCATCCATGATTCACCGGGCAGCTGCATTTCGATGTATTCCTGCTCTGTCGCATCCCACTGCACTGCGTATTCATTGATGGGCAGAGATGACACAAGAGACACGATGAGATCACGCGCGCGACTGATCACCGGGAGAGTCATCGCCCGGTCACGACTCGTGTCGTAGTTGTAGCCGATGGTCTGTGCAAGGCCTGCAGCACCAGCTGCGGCTTTCACTGTGGCGGCACCAAATGCCGGCTGTGATGATCTGCGAAAAATTGCCATGTGATCACAGTATGACGCAGGCCTGTGTGCTATGCGAGCACCATCTCAAGAAATCTGGAGATAGAGAATTTCTGCCCCTACCTGGCGAACGCGACAGCTGCGCGTGCTCTGGGTTTTGGCGATGACGCGAGAGCTGCCGCCCAGACACAGCACCGGGCAAGCTCGATGCTGCCGGGAGAGCGTTTGCTACTGAGCACCAGCGAATGCGCCTGCACCACCGCCACCGCGCGATTCATGTGATCGTTCAGTGTGTTTTCATCGCGGTGCAGCAATCTGCCCTCTGTGATGAGTGAACGCACCAGCCCTGTGAATTTGAGTAGCTCGCCATATCCGACTGTGGTTCTGCGTTTGTCGTATCCACGCACTTGCGCATCGAGCGATGGTGTGATGGCGAGAGTGAGGCCTGTGTCCTGATCCATTGCGCGACTGATTGCCGCCACCATCTCTGCAAGTGTGTCCACGACAAATTCGACATGGACATGCACAATGCCGCCACTGTCTACCGATGCTCGGATGCCGCAATAGCGGGAATCATCGAGGCTGGAGTCCACAGCGAGGAATCCTCCAGCTGGTAGATCACCCTCACCGATGCATGCATCCCATACGCCCGGAGCGAGGAATCCATTTTCTGTGCTCACCCATGTGTTCAGCGATGCCCGCATGAATGCGGCGAGGTTGCCATCTTTTGATTCGTCTCGGATGGTGTCAATGTCCACCAAATATCCGAGCGCGGGGTTCGCGTATGGCCAATATGACTCATCGAAACAATCCACGCCGGGCGGGATGCTCCACTCCATGAATAGATATGAGCTGGGCGTGGCGGCATCGATTTGCCGGAGGCCTTGCTCGCGTAGTTTCAGCATCGCAGTGCTCGCCTCTGTGCCGGCTGTCGAATACATGAAATGCATCGGGGTGCCTCCAGCTGTGCGGACATTGCGCGCGCGCTGGGTGGGTTTCAGTCCGTGAAAGAGCACATCCTCTGAGATACCCATGATTTCATCGGAACAAATCAGATCGACACTCAAGCCGTGACCAGCTCTAGGTGTGGCGGCACGCACATACCAGCGGGAGCCATCTGGCATTTTTAATTCCATGCGGCCATATCCCCATTTGGCCTCAGCGCCGAATGACTCAATGAGCACTGGCGCGACACGCTCAAACATTTGACACGCCAGAGACAGATCATGTGCAGTCGATAGCACTGTCTGAGGTTTGCCTCGCTGCGCTGCGATGTATGTGAGCCATGTTCCAATCACAGCTGCTTCAAGTGAGCTCTTGCCCGACTGGCGAGCTGTGGAGCACAGCACCTGCCGCACTGAATACTCATTCGAGCCGGCGACCTCACAGCGGAACGCTTGCTGGACTACATACTTTTGCCACTCCAACAGCTCAAATCCCAGATGCCTTTCACTGAACATCTCCACCAGATGGCCATCTGTGTAATCTCCCGCGACCAGAGTTTCCAGTCTCGGCCTAGTCCTGCCGTATCCGGGCAAATCCTTTTGAGCATTGGGTAAATCCGTTTGGGGCATGTCTGTTTCCTCCGGTATAGACGGAAAAGAGGGGGTCGGGTCCTTCTCTTTCC